TGACACTAATCGTGTTCTCTCAAAAATAAAGGAGAGGGCATTTGAGATTGATAAAGCCTCAGTCATTAGTGAACTTCAGCGGACTGTTGACGAGATCTTCGATGTCGAGTACATCTCTTATGAAGATTTTGTTGAACCGTTCTTTCCAAGTACCTCGGCTAATTATATAATGTCGAGAAGTAATCTTGGATCCCTTGCCGTGTTATACGACTATTGTTCATTCGGGAAGATGGGCGATGGAATTATGTTCGGTGAAGAACTACGACCATTGGTTCAAAGGGTAGCACCACATTTTGGTGTGCTGGGGGCTCAGGAGCAGAGGCTCTATGATCGTGAGTTTGAAGCTTGTATTGAACAGGCAAGTGACGAACGAGTGATCATTGTTGATCCAACCCCATTAAAGGTTATGTGGGAGGAGGAATACTGGAAGATCTTTGATCTTACTAAGACGGAAGAACCGTTAGTTTCGGCTGTTGGCCTACCAGAACCTCTAAAGGTAAGAGTGATCTCAAAGGGACCACCTCTCCTCTACACATTTCTCAAACCAGTCCAGAAATGGCTTTGGTCCACCTTGAAAAAACATCCTTGTTTTGAGCTTATCGGAAGATACGTTCTCCCTGCCGATGTTAATCGAATTCTTGGTGACCTTGCGGACGATGAGGAAGTTACCTCTGGTGATTATGTGTCATCTACAAACAGAATTCATGGATGGGTTTCAGAAACCATCGTGAATCGGATCATGCTTCGTTTAGGCGAAAATATGCCAAAAGCTGATTTAAACCGATTCCCTCCTAATTTTATGGAGCACCTTAAAGAATTCATGTTACGAGCACTCACCCGTCACGTGTTTACAGAACCATTTCAACATGGCGATTACATTGAAGTTGATGGTAAAGTCCATCTAGCGGAATACGAGAAGAAACCCCAGACCGAAGGTCAGTTAATGGGTTCTATAGTCTCTTTCCCTATATTATGTATCGCTAATGCCGCATTATGCCGTATGGCTTTAGAAGGAGCATCCCTCGATAGGAGAGCGTCAAAGATAGTCTACAGGGTAACCAAAAAAGGTCCTGGAAGACCCATTCCTTTACTAGTGAATGGTGACGATTGTTTGCTCAAAGGTCCTATCGGAACCCTTCGTGAATGTTGGGAATCTGTGTGTGCATTTGCTGGTCTTGAATCCTCAATGGGAAAAACTTATTTCTCTCGTGAATTTTGTACTATTAATTCGACAATCTTTAAGAAGGTTGATAACCAATGGATTGAATCGAAGTACGTAAATTTGGGCCTCATGAAGGGTATGAAGAGGATGGGAGCTGGGGGTCATAATAAGGACTTTAACCCACAAGTTGGAATTCACCAACTCGGAGTGATATGTCGTGAATTGAAACGTACATGTCCCGCCCATCTCTGGCCCGAGGTAAAAAAGAGATTTATATATTATAATAAGAAAGAGCTTGACAGATATCCTGGCTTGCCTTGGTTCGTGCCCGAATGGCTCGGAGGAGTTGGATTACCATTAGATCGAGATGATGAAATTTCACCGATTGACCGCTGTGCGGCTACTGTAATTAAATATCAGTATAATGATCGTAAGTGGACTCCTGTGTTACCCAAGGATATGCAGATGTGGAAAATGCATGAGCTTGTCATGAAGGACCTCCCTAACCGTGAAGTTGCTTACTTCAAAAAAGTAATCAATGATGAAGGTTTGGAAGAGGATCTAGAAGATCACTGGTCTAAGTTTTATAAACTAGCCACGGTAAATTTAATGGCCAAACTGCCACTTGCCGATCTCTATGATCTTGTTGAAGAAAACAAGTCCGTTGACAAAGCCCTTAAGCATAATGTCAAAATTTGGAGTATGGCACGTAAAACTCGTGCTCACCCCATGTCTAACGAAGATATGGAATACGTCCAAAAAAGGCTCTACCCTCCAATTTATGTGAAGACCAATTGGTCCCGTTTCGATTGTCTCAAATCACATGCTGATGATCGAGTGGAGGAGACCCTGTGTACAGGGGTTTGAATATGTATACAAATTGTGTTGGTTGACCAAGCACTTTAAACTTTGGTATGAGGACACGGAAAAGTCCTCGGCGATCTCTAACTCGCGTTCTATGGCTTATGGGAAGAAAGAATTTATATCTTAAGTGATTACTGGAGTGAAAACCAGTCTACTTTCTCAAAATGTCTTATTGCGCTTCA